TCAGCCGCCTCTGCTTCAACTTCTGCTTCATCCGCTTCACAGAGTGCCACAGCGGCAGCAGACAGTGCAGACGAGGCAGAATCATATGCGGCATCATGGAAAGGTTCACTGTTGCCGCAGGGAGTTGTAGCTTTTAGCGAACTTCCAACATCCGGGCTAGTTGCCGGGCATCTGTATGCGATAAAAGATAAATTCATAACAGACAGCAGATTTGAAGAGGGAGAAAAACATCAGTATCCGGCAGGTACATGTGTTTATTGGACAAAAGAAAATAAGTGGAAGGTTTTGTCGGGAGTTTTAAGCCTTGAGCTTACAAAGGCAGAATATGATGCACTTACAGACGCACAGAAGAAAAACGGAACAATCTATTATGTAAAAGATGCAGACAACCTTATAGAAGCAGATGAAATAAACGGACTTGCAGTCGTGGCGACAAGCGGAAATTATAACGACTTAAAAAATAAGCCTTCTTCACTGCCTGCGTCTGATGTGTCAGACTGGGCGAAAGCAAAAACAAAGCCGTCATATTCCGCCGGTGAGGTCGGGCTTGGAAATGTCGGAAATTTCAAGGCGGTTTCAACAGTGGCAAATCAGGGCTTGTCTGATGCAGAAAAAAGTAACGCCAGGGCGAATATAGGAGCACAGGCGGCTGGAAGTTACGCCGCATCAACACACACGCATGACGACAGATATTACACAGAGTCAGAGACAGATTCAAAGTTAAAAGAAAAGTTAAATACAATATTGAAAGGGTCCGCAAATGGTTTGGCTGAACTTGATTCAACAGGCAAGGTCCCGGCTTCACAGCTTCCGTCATTCGTTGATGATGTAATTGAGGGCTATCTTTATAATGGAAAGCTATATAAGGAATCGGGGCATACAACGAAAATAAGCGGTGAATCAGGCAAGATATACGTTGATTTAAGCACGGAAAAGACATACAGGTGGTCGGGAAGTGCTTTCGTTGTAATATCCGATACTCTTGCACTGGGGGAAATGTCAACGACAGCCTACAGGGGAGACAGAGGAAAGACAGCCTATGAACATTCACAGTCGGCACATGCACGTACAGATGCAACAAAGACAGAAGCATCTGCGACAAACGGAAATCTAAAGATAAACGGAAATGAAACACAGGTTTACAGACACCCGGCTGGAACAAATCCACATGGAACGACAAAGGCAGATGTAGGTCTTGATAAGGTCGGAAATTTCAAGGCGGTGTCAACTGTTGCAAATCAGGGCTTGTCTGATGCGGAAAAAAATAATGCCAGGGCGAATATAGGAGCACAGGCGGCTGGAACATATCTGACCGCTCATCAGGATATAAGTGGAAAAATTGATAATACCGCTACAGGAGCGAATTCACTTCTTTCAAATCTCACAGCAAGCTGGACGGCAGCACCGACAGACGATACGAATTTTATACGACAGGATACAGGTGGTAAAAATGAGTTTGGCAGGGTTAAATTTTCAACTTTGCTGACTTACATAAAATCAAAATTATCAAAAGTTGCCACAAGCGGAGATTATAACGATTTGAGTAATAAACCGGTGATGGACGAAAAATTAGATAAAAATACTGCTGGTGGCATAGCGATGTGTAGTGGCG